CACGATTTATATCTTGTTGAAGATTGCTGCGATGCATTAGGGAGCATTTATTATGCCCAAAAAGTTGGAACTTATGGTGACTTTGCGACCCTGAGTTTTTATCCTGCTCATCATATTGCCACAGGTGAAGGTGGGGCAGTGATAAGCAAGCGGGCCACCGATGAGAAAGTCATTAATTCTTACCGTGATTGGGGTCGTGATTGTTGGTGCGCACCGGGGCATGATAATACTTGTGGCAAGCGATTTGATGGTGAATGGGACCATAAATATACATTTTCTCGATTAGGTTATAACCTGAAAATGACCGAATTTGAAGGCGCAATAGGTATGGCGCAAGTGGATCGTCTATTAGAATTTATAGATAAGCGCAAGCATAATCATGCTTATTTGCAAAAGTTAGCTGAGAAGTTAGGATTAGGGGGATATTTCATCCTACCCTATGTAGAACCGCACATATCTGCGTCCTGGTTTGGCTTTGCGATGATATGTGAGGATAATGTCAATCGAAATGACCTATGTCACTATCTAGATGGCGCAGGTGTGGGTAACCGGCCTGTATTCGGTGGCAATCTACTCAGGCAGCCGGCCTACCGAGATATACCGCGGCGTGTGATTGGCGATCTGCCCAATAGCAACATTGTCCACGAGCGGGCGTTCTGGATCGGCTGCTGGCCGGGCCTGGAAACTAGCAAGCTCGAATATGCAATGGAAATGATTGCAACATACGTTAGGAGGAAAGGTGTATAAATTCGAACAATGGATCGATAAATATTATCCAGAGAAGCGTGAGGAATATAAACAGGATAATACAAATAAATCGTTTTGGGATTGGATAAATTACAAACATCTCGAAATAATCCATGAATGGCGCTTGTTCTTGGGTGTGAAAGATGGATAATATATTAATTACCGGCGGAACCGGATTCATTGGCGGCTGGCTATCTCGAACTCCACCCAAAAATGTATTGATTAATCAATTGTCGCATCGAGGTTACGATGCCGGGGACTGGAAAACCGGCCAATGGAAATATATCATCCACCTTGCCCCAATACCCATTGATGACGTGATTGGTTGCGCTAAACGCTGTGACGCAATCGTACTGCTGGCCTCATCCGGCGGCGTGTATGACCGTAACCTTACAGATTATTTCAGGATGAAATTGGACGACGAAAATAAGCTGCTGGAAAGTGGATTGAATATTAAAATAGCCCGCATTTTTGCCACCTGCGGAGCCGGGATGAAATGGAAACGCTATGCCATAGGTAATTTCATCAAGCAGGCGGAGGCGGGCGGGCCAATCAATGTCCAATCCTACGGCCTGGTTATCCGCTCCTATCTCTATGGCTCAGACCTGGCCGAGTGGTTATGGGCGATCCTGCTGAACGGCAAGCCAGGCGGTATTTATAACGTTGGCTCGGATGTGCCCCATTCCACTCAGGAATTGGCTTTCGAGATTGCCAGCCATTACAGCCCAAAGCCTGTGATAAATATAATGCGTCAAATGGAAGATGAGCCGCGCCCGTTCTACGTGCCGGATATCTCACGGGCGCGGGATGAGCTGGGTCTGATTATCAAGGTGGATTTCGAGGAGGCGGTAAAACGGACTGTCGAGGATTACAGGAATGAGAGATAAATGCCCCCTCTGCGATAGTCCGCGCCGGTACGATGACTGGAAAATGGATTTCCTGGTGCCGGATGGCTGGCCCAATCCGACCCAGAACACCATTTGCCTGTGCCTGGATTGCGGCATGATCTATTACGACAATGACATGACTCAGGCAGGTTATGATGAATATTATCGTAAATATTACGGCTATGACGGGAATGAGCATAGCGAGAACAATGTAATCCGATTACGTGAATTAATGAATTTGGCAATGTTACACGCTGAGAAGGATGACTTGATTGTAGATTTCGGCGGCGGTAATGGATGGATTACTGAAAGACTGAATTATAAGGGATATCATAAAGCCATAACCGTAGAGGTCGGCGATCCATTACCCAAGAATATTGACCTGCTGATAAGTGCCCAGACACTGGAGCATCTTTATGACCTGCGTCCCATTATCAATCGCTTGGTGGATGCGCTTTCGATCAAAGGTAAATTGCTGATCGAGATACCGTCTTGCCTGGAGATGCCATACTTGGACCCGCCCATGCCAATCCTGGATTATCACCAGAAGCATGTCAATCACTTCTTGCCCTTCGTTCTGGATGATTTATTCAGGCGATATAATTTCTACCGGATTTATACGCATTCGGGCAGCACTCCGTGTTATTTTGGTTGGCATTATCGGGCGGTCTATCAGCGCTACGTACCAGAGCGTATTTACCAGTTATCCAAGATGACCGTCCACGACCGCATCGAAAACAAACTAGCCAAAATGCGCGAGATTACTGAGCCTGTTATCGTCTGGGGCTGCGGCGACTTGTGCTTGCACATGCTGACTAAAGTCAAACTGGATGTGGCTTATTATGTGGATAATGACCCGGCCTTCAAGGATGCCACTATCGGCGATATTCCTGTGCGCGACGATGTAACCAGTGGTGAGCCGATTGTCGTAATCGCCCAAAACCAGGCATCGGGTATTTTGAAGCGCATTAAGGAGACTGGATTGACCAATCAGGTTATCATTATATGAGCGTAATAAAAGGTGTAACCCTCCGCAACCGCGACCGCGCCCCGCTACATACCATCGCGCCGCTGGCTTATCCACTGGTAATCTATCTTGAGCCAACCAACGTCTGCAATTTCCGCTGCGTATTCTGCCCCACCGGAGATACCAAGCTGGTCAAGCAACATCGCCCGGTGGGGATGATGCCCTGGGAGTTGTGGACTAAAGTCATCGACGACTTTAAGGCTTTTGAAGAACCGGCGGAGAACGCCCATCTGTTCAAGGATGGTGAGAGTACACTGCACCCCCGATTCCTGGATATGCTGGCCTATGTGCGCGATAGCGGGATCGTCAAGAAGCTATGGATCAAGACGAACGGCAGCCGCCTCTCGCCTGAATTCAACGAAGGCTTAATCGTCAATGGCATGGACAACATTGGAATTAGCGTCGAGCATGTCCATATCAAGGGTTATAAAGAACGCAGCCTGGTAAACTTCGATTATGAGAAGCTGCGGGATAATGTAGCCGATCTATACTCGCGCAGGCGTGATGCTAAGATTTACGTCAAGATTCCCTACCAGGGTCTGACCGAAGATGAGATTGCTAAATTTTATAGCGACTTCACTGACCGCTGCGATTATATCGGCGTCGAGAAATATCATGGCTGGAGTACGCCAGAACTAGCCGATTTCACGATGGGTTATAACGTGTCGGATACTTACGATGGCGACCCGAAGACAGATAAGATCGTTTGTCCCTGGACGCTGTTTGAGTTTACCGTCAACTGGAACGGCGCGGTATCCATGTGCCCGGAGGATTGGGCATGGAAGACCATCGTGGGCGATGCTTCGAGTGAGCATATCGTTGATATCTGGAATGGGGAGCGCATGTTCGCGTTTCGCAAGATGCACCTGGAAGGCAGGCGCCATGAAAACATCGCCTGCCGCGGCTGCGATTTTATGAAGACGCTACCGGATCAGGTCGATAATTGGCGAGGAGAAATCCTGGAAAGGTATATAGCGCAACGTGGATCATAAACCTTGTTACATCATCGCCGAGATTGGCATTAACCATAATGGCAGCCTGGAGCAAGCACTGCAGCTCATTGCCGCCGCGAAAGAAGCTGGCTGCAACGCGGTTAAATTCCAGAAGCGTACCATTGAAGCCGTTTATTCACCGGATGAACTGGCCCGCCCGCGCGAATCGGTATTCGGCCTGACCAATGGCGACCTGAAACGCGGTCTTGAGTTTGGCATGTCCGAATACACCGCCATTGACAGCTATTGCAAGAGCCTGGATATCGACTGGTTCGCGTCTTGCTGGGACTCTGAGGCGGTAGACTTTATTGCCCAATTCAATCCGCCATTTTATAAAATCGCCTCCGCTCTGCTGACGGATGATGATCTTCTTAGGTATACGCGGGAGTGGGGGGACATAGCAGATCCACGTTCGCGTCTTCCGAATAAATCAATCATCCTATCTACTGGCATGAGCACGCTGGAGCAGATCGACCACGCGATTGAAGTGCTGGGCAAGGATGATCTGATCCTGCTGCACTGCATGTCGGCTTATCCGGCCTACAATGATGAGTTGAACCTGCTTACCATCACCAGGCTTTACAGCCGTTACAATCTCCCCGTGGGCTACTCCGGGCATGAGCTGGGCACGGTAACAACCGTGGCTGCGGTTGCCATTGGCGCGTGTATGATCGAGCGTCATATCACCTTGAGCCGTGATCTATGGGGCAGCGATCAGGCGGCAAGCCTGGAGCCAGAGGAATTGAAAGAGCTTGTTAGGGATATTCGATTTGTTGAGGCCGCATTGGGCGACGGTATAAAGAGAGTTTATGAGCGCGAAGTACCTGTTATGCAGAAATTAAGGAAGCATGTTTAATAAAATAAAGAAGGCGTTAGTCCAAAAGTTATTATTTGATTTTGGCATTCCGCTTTATGTATTTAAAGAATACCGTGGTGTTTGTCACGATTGTGGGGCTTCGCAGGATATTGACAATCTATGGGTAACTAAAATTATGGAGTTAGAGGATAGAATATATTTCTGGCCCATCTTTCCTTATTTCTGTCCTGGCTGTACCAATGTTTTACGAGTTATTCAGAAATATAAAAGCCTTGATATAACAGAAGAGCTTAAGACAATGGTGCACCATGAAAACCAGTGACGCCATTTTCGATATCCTAAAAGACTATGTGGATACCGTATTCTTCGTGCCAGGAGGTGGAGCAATGCACCTGATTGACAGCCTGGGCAAGAGCGGATTGCGGCATATTTCGGCTTTGCACGAGCAAGGCGCAGGCTTCATGGCATTGGGTTACGCGCAGCAACGCAAGGGGTTAGGGGTCTGTTTGGTCACCTCCGGTCCAGGCGCAACCAACGCCCTGACCCCTTGCGCCGCTGCGTGGATGGATAGCATCCCCGTTTTGTTCGTTAGTGGACAGGCGAAATCAACGACCTTGATAGGCGATTCCGGCCTGCGCGTGCGCGGGGTGCAGGAAGTGGATATTATTAGTATGGTAGAGCCGATAACCAAAGGATGCTATCGTGCCAAAGCTGGCTGGACTGTGCGAATGTTGGAGCAGGCAATTGAATATTGTCTATCGGATCGTCAAGGCCCATGCTGGCTGGATGTGCCTCTGGATGTGCAGGCGGAAAATATATGAATCGGCCAGTGATATTAATAGGTAATGGCTGTCGCAATAATCCTGATCTAATTACTTATCTAAGTGGCTTAGGCATTCCAATTTTGCTTACCTGGATGGCCGCCGATCTGCTACCAGAAGATAATCCGGTGTTCTGTGGGCGACCAGGAATATATGGTCAAAGATATGCAAACATTTGTCAGCAGAAGGCGACCCATTTATATTGTTATGGCGCGCGTCTGGATGAGCAGCAAGTAGCCTATCGCTATGATTTGTTCGCGCCCAAGGCTGTAAAAGTAATCTATGATATTGATAAAGCAGAATTAGCTAAGTTGCCTGAGGATTGGATTAAGTTGGATCATATCCAGCAATTTGAATTAGACAATTCTCCAACTTGGCTCGCCTGGTGCAAATCCCTATATGCACGTTTCCGGCCAGAGCTTGATGGTGTAGATAATCAGCATTTTGTCGACCCCTTCCGCTTTGTTTCGTTATTCTCGGACTACGCCCAACCAGATGATATTATCGTAGCGGGCGCGGGCAAGGCGGGTGAAATCCTGATGCAGACCTTCAAGGTCAAGGCTGGGCAGCGCGTCCAGACATTATCCACCAATGGTGCGATGGGTTATGATATTCCACTGGCAATTGGCGCTTGCCTGGCAAGTGGGCGGCGCGTATTATGTGTAACAGGCGATGGTGGATTTATGCTCAATATCCAGGAGCTTGAACTTATCCGGCGGCTACACCTACCTATCCAGTTTTTCGTGCACTCCAACCGCGGTTATGCAAGCATTCGGATGATGCAGAAAATGAGATTCGGCGGGCACACCGTGGGTGCTGATCCAGAGAGCGGGTTTACAATCCCGCACCTGGCGGAGGTCGCGGAGTGTTTTGGGTTGACCTATCAGCGCATCGAGACACTCGACCGCCAGGTAGAGTTTACCGGGCAGATTGTGGAGCTGATGATTGACCCAGAATATGTCCAGGTGCCGCGGGTTGCAACCACGATGATGCCTGATGGGAGCTTCGAGCAGGATAGTATGGAGAATATGACTCCTAAACTGCCAGCCGATGAGCTTAGAGAGATTATGGAGACAGAATGAACGAAAAAACTTTGCACGATTATTGTATAGAGGCAGCCATATCGTGGATGAAATTGGGTATGGGAGAGCACATATCTTATATTCACCCCGAAGATTTGCCAGAGAATGGTCCTAACTTAAAAAGTGGGGGAAAGATTCCGAAGGTTACCATCGAATGGGTCGATGAACAAGAAACCATACCGATAGGCTATTAATTTTACAATGTCCGACCAGCCCGAAAGCGAATTACTGCGCGTAACCCGCCAATTCCGAGCAGCCCTGGAGCGGCAGGATGCAGCCGCGCTAAAACGGCTGACCCAATCCTATCAACAGCTTTATGGCCGGTTGAAGGATAAGATCGACCTGCTAGCTATTGCTATTGGCGAAGAGGAGCCAACCGCCGGACAGCTCATCAGGATGACACGTTATAAATCCCTGATACGCCAGGTGGAAGCGGAATTGACCGACTTCCAGGTGATCTTGCGTAATGAGATTGGCAATACTACCAATGATGCCATCCGCTTCGCAGGGCGGGACGTGTACCGCGCTTTGCGTGCAGCAGGTAATACTTATGGCGTCGAGCTGGGCTTCAACCGCCTGCCGAGCGAGGCCATCAAGACATTGCTGGGCTTCTTACAGCCCGACAGTCCGCTGTATAAGCGTATCGGCAAGCTGGCGGAGGCCAACACTGAATTTGTGGCTCAGAAACTGGTAGAAGGCATTGGATTGGGGAAGAATCCACGCGCTATAGCCGCAATAATCCGTGACAGCCTGGGCGGTGGGCTGACGGATGCTCTCAGGATGACACGGACGGCGCAATTATGGAGTTATCGTGAAGCTACACGTGCCAATTATCTTGCTAACTCGGATGTGCTAGAGGGTTGGATTTGGTGGGCTGATTTACCTGGTGACCCGTGCATGGCTTGTATCGCTGAGCATGGGTCGTTTCATGATCTGAGTGAAACTCTCGACGATCATTACAACGGGCGCTGCGCCATGGTTCCGGCGGTGCGCGGCTTCCCTTCTCCCATAGACCAGACCGGCGAGGATTGGTTCGCCAGCCTGAATGAAGCTAAACAGCAGGAACTGATGGGCAAGGAGAAGTATGCTGCCTTCCAAGAAGGCAAGTTCGAATTCGGGCAACTGGCAGGTAAGCACGTTGATTCCGTGTATGGCGCGATGAATGTCGAAGAAACTCTACAGGCGCTTATCGGTGGAAAATGAGCGACCGTGACTTCTGGATCCTCATCCGCAGTGCCTTATTGCTTATCCTGGATGCTATCGAGCGCCGCTGGGAGATCGAACCGCGAACCGCAATCTTGCGCAGCGAGATGAAATATGCTACAATAAAACCAACAACTGAATAAACGGAAGTCCGAATGGAATGCCGTGATTCTTTAGCGAGAGCTATAGATTCACGGCATTTTTTGTTAGTTACGTCTACTCAGACGGCAAAAGCGAGGATGAAAATGAGCAACCAAGTTATTGAACCGACTCCACCTGTACCTGACCCCAAGGTTACGCCCCCTGAAACAATCGGCGGAAAGACATTTACTCAGGAAGAAGTGGATCACATCATCTCAGAACGTTTGGCCCGCGAAAAGAAAAAGGGCGAAGATGATAACCGTAAAATCAAGGAAAAGGTCGATGCAGAGGCATTAGCCAAAAATCAGGAATGGCAGAAATTGGCTGAAACGCGCGAAAAGGAATTAGCCGAGGCAACTACCAAACTAAAAGGCCTTGAAATTGAGAAGCGGAAACAAGCAATAGCATCTAAAGTCGGCTTGCCCGAAGCCTTTGCTCAGCGTTTGCAGGGTGAGACCGATGAGGAATTAGAAAAGGATGCTAAGCTTTTATTGGAGGCGCTGCCTAAAGCGCCAAAAATGCCCGCCATGAGTGCTACCAATCCCGGTGCTGGCGCGAGCCAGGGGGAGACGGTCGCCCAGCAGCGAGCAAGAATTTATGGACAGAGCGTTAATCCACTCGACCCGAACTATGCCAAAGCCCAAGGCGGCGGCGTGTTCTGGCCTAATAAAAAGGATTAGCCTCATTAATTGGAGTAACCAATATGCCTTACAACACTGAAGCAGACATCGCTACCTTCGTCAATACGGTGTGGGAAGATGCCATGTTGGTTGCGCGCGATAACAATGTCATGTCTGGCTTGGTAAACGGATTCGGAGATTTACAGGGGTTGGCTGTACGCAAGAACGCTAAATACAACGGTACAGCAGCCTTCAACCAGATCTCCGAACCTGATGACCTGACAAGCCAGTCATTTA